ACTTGTATGTGAACTCTTTGAATATGGCGGTCAAGAGATTGACACTGGCATTCCAATGGTGGATAACATTCAAATTGCTCACAGTCAAAGCTACAGAGCGCATGTTGATTTTGATACCGATCCTCATACTCTAGGTGAGACTCTTACAATAACACTTCCAAGTGGAGTCACTGGCGAAACTGAAGCACTTCGCTATGAACACACAGATGAAGGTACTATACTCAGCGTAGGCACTCTAACATTTAATGACGAGGCGTTCCATGAACTTACAGTGGGTACAACATTTACTGGCCAAACCTCTGGCACAGTTTCGACAATCACTTCACTAATAGACTTGATGTCTGGAGATGCTGCATTGTTTGAAAATGATCAGTTGACACAAAATAGCTCGTTTGATATAAACGGCAATAACTTTATAGACTTTAGCGAAAGCAACCCATTCGGAGATCCAATTTAATATGTTAAGCAACTCTTATTATTATAATGCAAACCTTAAAAAGATTGTAGCTGTATTTGGCTCTCTTTTTAATAATATTTCTATTGCAAAAAAGGTCAATGGGAAAATGATGGGAGTACAACGTGTACCAATCTCATATGGGCCGCGTCAAAAATTTTTAACTCGACTTGCAAGCCAAAATGAAGAAGCAAATGGAGACATTGCGGTTCAATTGCCTCGTATGAGTTTTGAAATTACTTCTCTTTCATATGATACTGCAAGTAAACTCAATCGTCTCAACTCACAACTATATCCACTTAATGAAGCTGTAGACAGTAAAACACGAGTCTATCAAGCTACCCCATATCGTATGGGCATGCAGCTCAATATATTTGCACGTCAGCAAGACGATGCACTCCAAGTCTTTGAGCAGATTGTGCCATATTTTACTCCAGAATATAGTGTTGCAGTAAAAGATCTTGAAGGTCCTGGTAGTGTCACAGATGTGCCATTTATATTAACAAGCACTACGCTTCAAGATGACTATGAAGGAGACTTTCAAAATAGCCGTCGTACAATTGTATACAGCCTTGAATTTGACATAAAATTTAAGTTTATTGGTGTGCAGAGCAGTCCATCTAAAATTATCAAGGTTGCTGATGTTGATTTTTATGAGCTTCCAAATAAATCCTGATCAAATACAAGTTGACGGGGTTCGTGTAGAACTTGAAAATCCTGAAACTGATACCCCAGACAACTACACAGTAATTACTACATACGGGTTTGATGAAGAAAATGTTTGATTATGAAACGAGACAAAGAAACTATACTGGCCTCTCTTGAAAAGAATGTGGTTCCAGTAAAAAATGAAATTGCGCTAGCGTCTGGACAGCCAGTCGGTCCGTCAAATGACGAGATTATAATTGACGCTGAAGAAGACTATAAGTTTGCTCGTGAACGCATCAAAAAACTTATCGATACAAGTGATGAAGCAATAAGTACTATGCATGCCCTTGCGTCTGATGCAGAACATCCTCGTGCGTTTGAAGTGCTTGCTGGCATGATAAAGACAGCGGCAGACATAAATGGACAGCTGTTGTCTCTGCAAAAAGAACGTAAAAAGATAGTTCAAGAACAGCCAACAAAAGGCAAAGGTGAGAGTGGTGGCTCTACTACAAACAATGCAATTTTTGTAGGCACGACTACAGAGTTACAAAAGTTGTTAAAGCGTTCGAATGATGATGAAACTGTTGATGTATAATGACTACACCTGATTCCTATAATGGCAATCCTCACATAAAGAGGGATGGAGTTCAACAAAGTTTTACTGCTCATGAAATAAGTGAGTATAAAAAATGCATGGCAAGTGTAGCATACTTTGCTGAGAATTATATAAAAGTAATTAATCTTGATCACGGACTTGTAAATTTTAAGTTACGTGGTTATCAAGAACAGATGACTGAACATTTTACAAACAATCGATTTAGTATTGTGCTCGCATGTCGTCAGAGCGGAAAGTCTATTACAAGCGTTGCATGGTTGCTACACTATGCAATATTTAATCCAGATAAAAAGATTGGCATCTTAGCAAACAAAGGAGCGACTGCTCGTGAGATGTTGTCGCGCCTTACACTTATGCTTGAAAACCTGCCATTCTTCCTACAGCCTGGGTGTAAGATTTTAAATAAGGGCAATATAATGTTTAGCAATAACAGCGAAATTATTGCTGCTGCAACAAGTGGATCGAGTATTCGTGGTTTGAGTATGAACGTAATTTTCCTTGACGAGTTTGCTTTCGTACACAATGCAAACGAGTTTTATACAAGCACCTATCCAGTTATCTCATCTGGTAAAGACACAAAGGTTATAATTACAAGCACTCCTAATGGCATAGGCAATATGTTTTATAAGCTATGGGAAGGTGCCATACAAGGAGCAAACGAATTTAAACCTTTTACGATTCGATGGAATGATGTACCAGGAAGAGATGAAGAGTGGAAACGTCAAACAATTGCAAACAGCAGCGAATTGCAATTTAAACAGGAATTTGAAGTAAATTTTATTGGCAGTTCACAGACACTCATAAGTTCCGACACATTATTAGGACTGCAAGCACGAGACCCAATACACACCAAATATGGCATTCGTTATTATGCCGAGCCAACCGAAGGGCATGACTATATAATGACGGTTGACGTAAGCAAGGGTCGAGGTCAAGACTACAGCACATTTACTGTTTTTGACATATCCTCAAATAGTTGTTTTAGTCAGGTCTGCACCTATCGAGACAACATGATATCTCCACTCATGTTTCCAGAACTTGTCGTTCGTGCCGCAAAAATATACAATAATGCGCTTGTTATTATTGAAAATAATGATGCCGGACAGGTTGTGTGCAATGCAGTATATCATGACTATGAATATGACAATACATTTGTACAAAGTTCTGTAAAGAGCAGCGGCATTGGCGTCACCATGACAAAACGTGTAAAGCGTATTGGATGCAGCAACCTAAAAGATCTTGTAGAGGGTGGCAAACTGCATATATGTGACGCTGATGCGATATGTGAACTCAGCAGCTTTGAGCCTAAAGGAGACAGTTATTCTGCTCGTGGCTCGACTCATGATGATATGGTCATGAATCTTGTACTCTTTGCCTGGTTTGTAAGTACTGATGCCTTCGGAGGCATGAGCCCAATTGAGCTAAAGGACTTGCTTTACAGCGAAAAACTTAAAGAAATGGAAGACGACGCTCTGCCATTTCCAGTGTTAACGGACAACGGGGCGTCTGAAAGCAGTAGCATCAACCATTATGAGCGTCAAATACAAGACCTCCAGGAGTGGAATGCGCTGTAAAAGTCACATTTTATAAATATGCTTAGATTGAATTTTCCTTATCATGTTTCATAAACACTTATAATTAAACAATAACTGAAGAAAGAAAAAATATATGGCAACCTTACAAAGCGTAGGTATACAAATTACAGAAACAGATCTTACACCAGTGACACAACCAGTGTCATCGTCAGTTGGAGCGTATGTTGGTCACTTTAATTGGGGACCAGTAGATGAGCCAACAAATGTTAGCTCTGAATTAAATTTAGGACAAATATTCGGCACACCACGTAAAAGTGGTGATGTTAATGCAGCATCATTTTTAACTGCTGAAAGCTTCCTCAAATATGGAAACTCATTAAAGGTATTACGTTGTGTCAGCAGCGGTGCACTCAATGCATCAAGTGGTAGCACTGGTCTTTTAATAAAAAATTCTGATGCTTTTGCTAGCTTAACAACAGGCACACTAACCGAAGAGTTTTATGCTCGTTATCCAGGACTGCTTGGAGAGTCATTAGAAGTAAAGATTTTTCATGCTGGCAATGCGTCTGCAAATGCAACTGAAATTGCAAAATACTTCTCATATGCACCAAAAACCACTGAATGGGCAGAGTCAATTTCAGGCACAGCATATGTCAATGATGAAATTCACATTATAGTATATGACAAACAAGGAGAAATTACTGGAACAAAGGGCACAGTATTAGAAACTTGGCAAGGTCTGTCATTAAACTCAAATGCTCGTAATACAAATGGTACAACTAATTATTTTGCAAATGTATTAAACACTGGATCACAATATGTCTATGTTGGTGCAGCGAGTGGTATATTTACACTAACTGAACTTACCGGTACATACACCCTAACAGGAACTGGTACTTATACATTTGATGGTGCGGCTAATGGAACTCCTGCTGCTGCTAATGTTGTTAATACTTTAGCACTATTAGAGTCTGATAGTTCTGATATTAGTTTGATATTTGCTGAAGCATTTATTGATGATACTACTGTAAATGGTGCACTACTTGATATAGTTGATGCACGTAAAGATGTAGTTGTATTTTGTTCAGCACCACTTGATCTGTACACAGAAGCAACTGACTCTGCTAAATTGTCAGCTATTAAAACCGCTAAAAATACATTTGCAACTACATCAAATGTTAATTTAAGTTATAGTGTCTTTGACAGTTCACCAGTCTATGTCTATAATAGATATGCTGATAACTATGTTTGGATTCCAGCATGTGGTCATATGGCCGGACTTTGCGCATACACAGATGAAATTGCTGATCCATGGTTCTCACCAGCTGGTTATAATCGTGGTCAACTACGTGGTGTTATAAAATTAGCATACAATCCAAAAACAGTTGATCGTGATGAGTTGTATAATGCTAATATCAATCCAATTATAAGTGTTCCTGGTTTAGGAATTGTGTTATATGGAGACAAGACTGGTCAAACTCGTGCAACTGCATTTGATCGCATAAATGTACGTCGCTTGTTTATTACTTTACAACGCGTTTGCGCTGAAGCTGCTAAATATCAATTATTTGAACTCAATGATGAATTTACACGTAATACATTCGTCAATACAATTGAGCCATATTTAAGAGATGTTCAGTCACGTCGGGGTATTGTTGATTTTAAAGTAGTTTGCGATGAAACTAACAATCCACAACAAGTTATTGACACAAATAGATTTGTAGCTGATATTTATGTTAAGCCTGCACGCTCAATTAACTTTATCAGTCTCAACTTTATTGCATCAAGATCTGGTGTTGAATTTGCTGAAATTGGCGCATAATAAACTCTATAAATAATAATATTAACTAATAAACACAAATGAGTAATTTATCACAATTTAAAAATCAATTTTTAGGTGGGGCTCGCCCAAACCTATTTGAGGTTGAATTATATTTCCCAACTGGTGTTCTTGACAGCGGTCGTGCACGTAGCAAGTCACGCTTTATGGTTAAGGGCGCCCAGTTGCCAGCTAGTGTAATTGCACCAATCGAAGTTCCGTATCGTGGCCGTAAGCTTAAAGTTGCTGGCGACCGTACATTTGAACCATGGACAATCACAGTAATCAATGATACAAACATGGAAATAAGAAATGCATTTGAAAGTTGGATGAATCTAATCAATCGTCATGCTTCAAATACAACAGCATATTCTGGTGATCCATTAGGCTATTATCAAGATTTACACGTTAAGCAATTAACACGTGAATCAAATGCAGTTACTAAAAAATATACATTTGTAGGTGCATTTCCTACAAATATTAGTACTATTGAACTTAATTATGAGACTAATGATACAGTAGAAGAATTTACTGTTGAATTAAACTATCAATATTGGACTTCTAATAGCACAGCTAGCTAATTCTAGTATATTTTTGCATTATAAATAATATATTATGAAGCTGTTTGGCTATGAAATATCAAAGATAATTGACAAGAAGAAGCCTTCTGAAGGTTCAACCGTACCGTCATTCTCGGCCCCAATTGAGAATGACGGTACTTCTATTTTAACGTCTAGTAATGCTGCTGGCTATTATGGTCAGATACTTGACATTGATGGTGCGTCACTTACAAATGAAAAAGACATTGTTCTTAAATGTCGTAGTGCTTCAACTCAACCCGAGTGTGATACTGCAATTTCAGACATTGTAAATGCTGCTATTGTGTCTGACTCGGACGGAGCTCCAGTCAATATTGTGCTAGACAAACTTGATCAGCCTGACAGCATCAAGAAAAAGATTCGTGAAGAGTTTAACACAATCTTAAAACTATTGTCATTCAACTATAATGGCTATGATATTTTTCGCCGTTGGTATATTGATGGCAAGCTCTATTATCATTTGATGATAGACAATAAAAAGCCAAAAGAAGGCATAAAAGAAATTCGTTCTATTGACCCTCTTAAAATTAAAAAGATTAAAGAGGTTACTAGTAAGATTGATAAGGCGACTGGAATAAAGACTGCAGAAGTTACTGGTGAATATTTCTTGTATTCTGAAGACTTTTCAAGTTCGACTGGAGCAGGTGGAATAAAGATTGATCCAAATACTGTCGTCTATGTGCCGTCTGGTATACTAGATGAATCTGGAAAATATTCATCATCATATCTGTACAAGAGTGTAAAACTTGTAAATCAACTGCGTATGATGGAAGACGCGCTCGTCATCTATCGTATCTCTCGTGCCCCTGAGCGTCGCATATTCTATATTGATATTGGTAACTTGCCAAAGGGCAAAGCAGAAGAGTATGTACAAGGCATCATGGCGAAATATCGCAACAAACTCATCTATGATGCAAATACCGGTGAGATTCGTGATGATCGCAAGAGCATGAGTATGCTTGAAGACTTTTGGTTGCCACGTCGTGAAGGCGGGCGAGGCACTGAAATTACTACGCTTCCAGGAGGCGACAATCTTAGTCAGATTGAAGACGTCATCTTTTTCCAAAAGAAACTCTATCGTTCATTAAACATACCAATCAATCGTCTTGAAGGCGAGACTGGTTTTAATATGGGACGAGTCAGCGAAATATCTCGTGAAGAGGTAAAGTTCCAAAAGTTTATCAACCGATTACGTAAAAAGTTTGCAGTTCTCTTTATTGATACGCTGCGTATGCAACTACTCTTAAAAGGCATCATCACACCTGAAGACTGGACTGAGATCAAAGAAAATATCAGTATTGACTATATTGAAGACAACTTTTTCAGCGAGTTAAAAGACTTTGAAATTATGAAAGAGCGCATCTCGATGCTTGATACCGTTTCAAGTCATATCGGCAAATATTACAGCGACAAATGGGTACGCAGCAACATTCTCAACCAGTCTGACGAAGAGATTGAAAAGATGGATGAAGAGATTGCGGCAGAAAAACCCTCTGAAGAAGCGGCACCAGAGGAGTCAAGCGGTGAAGAAGAGTCTGTAAATTTTGAAAGCACCTCAGACGACACATATATAGATAATAGTCATAAAGAAGAAATTCAAGAAGCTCAGTTAAAAATGATTGAGAGTATGACTCGAATCTTAGAAGAATAGTCTTATGCCCGACATTGATGATGTTAACAACAATCTACTCTCAGTCGCTCTATACAAAAAACTTCAAAAGCAGTTAGAACCAATTGTAGAAAAGATAGACGCGCTTGAGAGTGGGTCTGCTCTTGTTGAAGCGGTCGCTGGTCCTAAAGGCGAGAGAGGAGCAAGAGGAGAGACAGGCAGTCGTGGCGAAATTGGACCACAAGGTTTACGTGGTGAAGTTGGTCCACGTGGTGAGAAAGGTGACAAAGGAGATCGTGGTGAAGTTGGACCAGTAGGACCGCAAGGACCAGTCGGTGAAAAAGGTGAACGTGGCGAGCAGGGTGATCGCGGTGAGAT